CGACCAAAAAAACGCTTCCGGCAAAATCGTCAAAAAGTTGTACAACAACCTAGCACTGCTGGGTTTCAATGCCTACTCCGGCAAAACAATCCAAGACCTGCGCTCGTTCACCGTATTTGCCGAGCAAGGCCGCAGTGTCCGCCGCCTACGCACCAGCGGCACCGACGAAAACGGAAATACCTGGGGTAGCACCGACTATCTGTATTACCCATCCAGCCCCAATGGTGCCAGCAGTTTGGCGCCAGATATTTTCCTTGACACCGTACTGGATAAGGAAGATGGCATCGGCAACTATGCCGTCGTCGACGCGCTGGATCTCAAGCAACTCGCCATCACCAAACGCTTCTGCATCCAAAACAAACTGTTCATGGACTGCGTAATTGCTGACCCACGCAGCTGGCGCGAGTTCTGGGTGGAGGTTGGTCCGTACAACTTGCTGGAGTTTGCCCGTATTGGAGGACGCGAAACCCTAGTGCCTGCTGTGCCGTACAACTCGACGACTGGCGCCATCACCCGCAGCGTCACCGTCAGCGCCCTGTTCAACCAAGGCAACATCCTGGAGGATTCCTACAAGGAGGAATATATCGACTACGGCAGCAACGCCCAAGACATTATCGCCAACATCATTTACACCGACATGCCTGATGACGCGGTGTTTGCCAAGAAAAAATCCGTCGAAGTTGTACTCAAGGACACAACTGAAGTTGATGCCATCCGCCAGACCTTCGACATCTCCAGTTACGTCTCCAACTATGACCACGCCGTTTTGTTTGGCAAGTTGCTGTGTAATACCCGTCGCCACGTCCGCCAAGCCATCGAGTTCAAGACCTACCCAACCTCCGACCCCATTTCCCCTGGTGCCTACATCTATGTAGACATCGGCCAAAACAGCTGGGACGCCATCCGCACCGGCGTTGTTGGAAAAGACGGCACACTGAACACACCACTGGCTAACACGCCAGCGAATGGCACTTACAACCTTCGCCTTTACCGCAGCGATAAAGGTATGGTATCGCTTAACAGCGTTTCAATCAGCGGCGGTGCATCCACCACATTGAAGAGCTACGAGGGCTACTTGTTTGTCCTTGGCGTCGAAGCCACCAAACGCCGCGTATTCCGCGTGACCGAAGTGCAGATGGACGAAGAGGGCGAGACCACCGTTCGCGCCACGATTTATCCTTGTACTGGCGACGGCGAATCCCTGATCGCGGACTTCAGCGATTCCCTGTTTACGGTCCGCAGCTAAACTACTAAACATCTGGGGAGTTCCAACCATGGCTTTTTACACAGGACGTAGCGGGGCGCTGTACTTGATAGATGCAGGCACTGGTGACGTAAATCCTACGGATCCTTATAAAGCACTGAAACTGCGCGACTGGTCCCTTGAGACCACCCTTGAATTGCTGGAAACCACCACAGTTGACACCGCTGTCAAGAGTTACACCCCTGGTGTATCCAGCGCCACCGGCAGCGCCACTTTGCTGTACTACCGCCGCGAAGGCACCACGAGCACCGAACCTGGGATTCAATTTAACCAGTTCCTGAACAAGATCATGAAAACCAGCGCCGGTGGTGTGACCGAAAATGACCGCGTTGGAATAGTATTGCGCGTGGGCAAAAGGCCCGGCAGTGGTGACGACGTCAAAGACGATATTGCTTTTAACGCCTATATCACCAATGCATCGCTGCAAGTCAGCACCGGCGAACTTAGTTCTGTTGCAATCCAGTTCACCGTGGATGGACCCTTCCGCGAACGAATTGACGCATGACCTATTTCCTAGGCCACTACGGAAAAGTCAAACTCCGCCGCAAAAGCGCCACCGCCTTCTCCAGTTCCGTCTCTCCCGCAGACGTCAACACCACCCTCAACCGCTTCGGTTTTGATGGATCGGTTGAAAACCTGTTGACCGGCGACCAACTGCGGATTGTTACTGACGACCCACGCGGCCTCGACTTTTTGCCGTCCTCCACTTGGCCGGATGGCGCTGGAGCAACTTTGAATGAAGTAGTTGCCTATTCCAACATCAACGCAATCGGCGGCATCCGTCTCTTTGACGATTTCTCTAGTGCCATCAATAACAATCGAACGGTTGAATATCCGTTAGAAGCGTTTGCTGGTGACCCCATTGACATTGACGTCAGCGTCTACGGTTCCGTGGAGCGCGTTCTCGGTGACGTAACCGGCTTTACGTTCAACACTGATCGAGAAGCACTGGACACCACCACAATGTCCGACCGCTTCAAAAAAATGTATTCTGCCGGCCTAATTAGTGGTTCAGGCTCTATTGATTGCATCTTTAATACCACAAACAGCGGCCAAGTGGAAAACTCATTGCTGATGCTGCAACTCATTAACCGCACTGATATTGGTAGCGAGTTCAGTTGTTTTTTGCAGTTGACTGAAGACGATGTGTACCCAAATGCTTCAGATGTTTACTACGAATTTGATGCAATGGTCACACGCACTGGAGTTGAAGTCCGGCCCGATCAAACAATTAACTGCGCGATTGATTTTGTAACCACCGGCGAAATCCGTCTTTTGATTGGCGAACCCTCGGGCTACATCCTCAAGGAAGACACCGACCGCCTGCGCCTGCAACAAAACCTTGACTTCCTCTTGACCGAAGTCACTGACTAAACTGCTAGAAGACTCGCCCTAACCGGAGCTGGCGCGTGGCCGACCAACGCATTACACAGTTAAACCAGCTTCCCGAGGCCAACGTCGCTGCGATCGACGTCCTGCCCATCGTAGACATTTCGGCGAGCGAAACCAAAAAAGTCACCGCCAAAGATCTGTTTGAAGCTGGAGCGGGACTAGCCGATGCCTCCAGCATCGACCTTGCCAAGCTGAATCAAGCCAGCGCCACCAAACTCGGCACCACGGCACTGGCGGACGATGCGATCACCGCCGCCAAACTGGCTGACGATTCCAGCATTGCCTACGACAGCGTTGAACCCTCCACCAACAACTTTGAGGGTCGCGGCTACGTCAACAGCACCAGCAAGTACCTGAAGGTTTACGACGGCAGCGCCTACCAACAAGTCGTTGCCCCTACTGCTGGCATTGAAGACAGCGCGGTCACCACTGCCAAAATCGCTGCAAACGCAGTCACCACCGCCAAAATTGATGCCGCTGGTCTTGGCACAGCAGCCATTGCAAACCTAGCTGTTACTGGTGCCAAAATTGCTGACGGCACCATTACTTCCGGCAAATTTCAAGCAGGTGCAGTCGATGCCGCTGCTATTGCCACCAATGCCGTCGGGTCTGACGAACTAGCCGACAACGCTGTTGATACAGCCTCCATCGTCAACGCAGCCGTCACGGAAGCCAAACTTAACACTGGGGCAGTCACTGAAACCAAACTCGGCACTGGCGCTGTAACCAACACCAAAATTGCCAATACCACGATTGAGTACGGCAAGCTGAATCTGGCTGATGGCAGTGTCCCTGGCGCCAAACTTGTTGCCGACTCCGTCACTGCTGCCCAACTAGCCGCCGCATCTGTTGGTACGTCTGAGCTTGTTGATGACGCTGTAACCACCGCCAAGATTGCTGACGACGCCGTAACGGCAGACCAACTCGCCACTGGTTCTGTAACCGCAGACGCGATTGCCGCAGGCGCCGTCGAAACCGCCGAACTGGCTGACGATGCGGTTACCTACGCCAAAATTCAAAACACCAGCGGCACTGATGTCCTGCTGGGGCGTTCGACTGCTGGCGCGGGCAACGTCGAAGAAATCTCCTGCACCGCAGCCGGTCGCGCACTTCTTGACGACGCCGATGCTTCCGCCCAACGCACCACGCTGGGACTCGGCACACTCGCCACGCAATCTGGCACCTTCAGTGGCACCCACTCCGGCACCACCAGTGGCACCAACACCGGCGACCAAACGATCACGCTGACGGGCGACGTTACCGGCTCGGGCACTGGCTCGTTTGCCGCAACCATTGCTAGCAACGCTGTCACCGCAGACAAAATCGATACTGGCGCAGTAACTACCGCCAAAATCGGCGCCGCCGCAGTCACTGGCGCCAAACTTGCCGCTGACTCCAGCACCATTGTTTCCGGCAACGCCCCTACCGGTAGTGGCGATTTTGAAGGTCAGCAATGGTTCAACACCAACACCGGCCTCGCCTACGTCTGGGACGGCAGCACCTGGAACCAGCAAGCCGGCGTCCAGAGCTTCGTCTTTACCGACTCCACGCCAATCGCATTTAGTTCGTCGGTTACCTCAGCTGGCGTTGCCACCATCACTAGCACGCTTGAAACCCAAACCGCCGCAACAGTTCTTGCCGGTCCAACAACTGGTTCGGCAGCTGCCCCAACCTTCCGCGCCTTAGCAAGCGGCGACCTCCCCGTTTCTGCAACTGGTACTCCCGGCGCCATTTCCCCTGGTACGGGTCTGACCGTTGCCGCTGGCGGCGTACTCAACCACAGCAACACGGTTGGCGCTGGTACTTACACCAAGGTCACCGTTGACGCCCAAGGTCACGTCAGTTCAGGCACCACGCTTGCAGCGGCTGACATCCCAGAACTGGACGCCGCCATAATTACCACCGGTACGTTCAGCAGCGAGTTCCTTGCCGCCAACAGTGTCGGCGCCACCCAACTTGCCGACTACGGCATCGCCCAAGTCAGCGAATCTGCCCCAACACCCGAGTTTGCCGGTCAGTGGTGGATCAACCCGTCGGACAAAGCTGCCTATATCTGGGTGGGTACTGTCAGCCCAACACCTAATGGCTACTGGCTCAATGTCGGCTACGGCACACCGGCGCAACTCAACCTGCGATTTGGCGGCACCTATAACGCAACCACAAACCTTGTCGTCAGCCTAAACGAATACGGAATAGAAGCAGGCTTAACAGTGGGCCAGGCTCTTAACGCACCAAACACTCAAAACAACGGCGTTTATTTGGCCGTTATTACAGCTGGTACAGGCACCACACCTGCTCCCACCGCTTCACTATCGATTGGCGACTGGGTGCTCAGTCAAGGCACTGGTTCAAACTGGACAAAGTTTGCCATTGTCTCAGGCGCAGGCGGCACCTTTAACGATTACGACATTTTATCCGATGGTACATATTTCAACCCGGATATGACCGGCGTTGCTGATGTCCGTGATGCTCTTGAATTAATTTGGGGTCGCGTTCAAATCGCTACAACTGCAACAATCGGTGTTGTACTTGAATCTACTGAAGTGCTAGTAGATAACAGCACTGGTGCTATGACAATCGGTACGGTAGACGATGGAAGCTACTAATGTCGGAAAGATCGTACAGCTTTGTTTATAGTGCCGAGAATGTACCCACCGGCGGTTTGCCGGGTGACGTTCTTGTAAAAGTTCAGTCACCAAACTATTACACAGCTTGGCGCGACCTATCCTACGTTTTTGAGTACTACGACGTAGTGCTAGACGACGGCGAATACTGAAGTCGCTAATCTGTCAGGGTAATCCCGTCCGCCCGGAGCTAAGGGAATGGCCTCAACGCATAAGCACCTTCGCAGCAGCACCGCGAACAAGCGCCCGACTACTGCGATTGCCGATGGTCAGATCGCCCTTAACACCAATACGACGAGCCCCGGTCTGTTCTTTAAGGACAGCACTGGTGCCACGATCATCAAAGTTGGTCCAGTCCACGTCAGTGCAACTGCACCAAACGTGTCGCCACCGGCAGGCGGCAGCGCAGGAAACAGCATCGGTGAAGTCTGGCTTGATACATCACTAACTCCACCGGGTGTAAAGATTTATAACGGCGCCGCTTTTGTCAATGCCACGCCTATCGGCAGCACCACCGTTCAAGGTCTACTGGAACTTGCCACCAGTGCCGAAACCCAAGCTGGTTCTGACACCGACCGTGCCGTCACACCCGCTGGTTTGCAGAGCAAACTGAGCGACAGCATTAGCACCACCAGTTCCACCACGATTGCTAGCAGCACGGCAGTCAAATCTGCCTACGACCTAGCCAACGCTGCACTACCTAAATCCGGTGGCATTATTACCGGCAACCTGGAAATTGGCACCACTGGCAGCCTGAGTTTTGAGGGCGCAACTGGTGATGGCTTCGAAACCACCATTGTTGTCACCGACCCCACGGCAGATCGCACCATCACGCTGCCCGATACCACCGGCACCATCGTCACCACCGGCGACACCGGCACCGTCACCAGCACGATGATCGCTGATGGCACGATTGTTAACGCCGACATCAATGCCTCTGCCGCAATCGTAGACACAAAACTCGCGACAATCAGCACTGCAGGAAAGGTCAGCAATAGTGCCACCACAGCAACTAGTGCCAACACGGCAAGTGCGATCATTGCTCGCGATGCTTCTGGCAACTTCACTGCTGGCACGATTACAGCCAATTTGAGCGGTAACGCTTCAACGGTCACCACCAATGCCAACTTGACTGGTGATGTTACGTCTGTTG